ACCCGCCAATCTGATATGGTTGTCCGCAGACTGAAGCATATTCGGCCAGGACAGAATGCATTTACAGCGGATCTTCCTAAAGAATTGCAGCTGAATATCAAGGGGGCAAGAATTAGTCAGATATATAAACGCCTTGACCCGGACAAACCATCATACACCGTGACTGGGAGCGGCGGCGGCGGAACGCATATCTATCATTGGGATGAGCCACGTGCACTGACAAACCGGGAAAGAGCCAGACTTCAGACATTTCCTGATGACTATGTCTTTCAAGGAAGCAAGGAGAGTGTCCGCAGACAGATTGGTATGGCGGTTCCCTGCAGAGGAGCCCAAATAATCTTTGAAGCCATCTTGAAATCCTTTGCGGGCATTGAATACCCAAGCACAGAGCCCAATATAAATGAATAATAACAGCCGGAGAGAATAATTGACATCTCTCCGGCTGTTATTTATCACCTGTAATATCTTGATAGAGTTTTTTCAAATGGAGTCCCGCTGCAGCGCCTTTTAATTGGCACTCCCATACTGTGATTACCTTCCAGCCCAGAGATGTCAACTGACGATTGTTTTGCTCATCCCGTTCTGTATTTCGGTTAATTTTTCTGCGCCAGTATTCCTCATTTGAAAGGGGCCATACAAAGCGTCCGCAGTCATGATGATGCCAGAAACATCCGTTTACAAACACGACTGTCTTATATTTGGGGAATACCAAGTCTGGGCGACCAGGAAGTCGGCGGTCATTTTTTCGGTAGCGCAACCCGCAGGAAAAAAGATACTTTCGAACCTTTTCTTCTGGTTTTGAATTTGTACTTCGAATATGTGACATATTCATACTGCGGGCTTCTTTTGAGTGGTTATCTGCCATAGGGTGACCTTCCTCTTTTAGGAGAGAAATCCATGTAATACTGCTCATTGTCAATTTTATAAAAAGTCACATCTGTTCTTCCGTATTCTTTCAAGTCGTTGGCATGTACATATGCGCCGTTAGCAAGCCCCAGACGATTCCGAAAATATTCTCCAATCTGGGCATTGCTTGCGGGCGTTGTAATAGCTTTGTCGTTTTGCTGTTCTACGCGCAACAGAAGCGTGTGGTGATCGTCTGTTACCACAAGAAAATGCTGCTTATTCAATGGGAAGAATCCGCTCCTTGCAATCCTGCTTGGAAGAGGAATATATGCTTCGTTTTTGTTGCGCTTGTTTCTCTGTCCCCAATTTAATCCAGAACGCTTTCCAGGTTCTCCTGTTCTGGTAAGAAGTGGAAGATGAACGCAACTGTCAGAGGATATGGTGGAGGCTGAGGAAGGAATCACCGTTGATGAACGAATTACAACATGATCCTCAACCTCTGAATGACGACAGAAGATGGATCGGCTGACAGCATATTCATATGAAGCATAGGCATACGATGCCGAACGCTTTGTCAGCGAACCGCTATGTTTCCTAAGAAGATCGGTCTGGGTAAAATCGTAAGAGCTACTAAATGCACGAATCGGAGTATCGTCATGAAGCCAAATAAACAAATTCTTTTTAGAAATCGGCGGTTGGAACAAATAGCTGCAGGTAAATCGATTTCTCTTGTCACGGACATCGTGGAGGTCTTGGAAGCCTTCATGGGAAGCCTTGTCAATTCCATCGTCAAGCACGGCTTCAACAATCAGTTCGACCGAAATGCCAGAGATGCTCTGTTCCTCATAAGTTGTGAGAAGCCAGGATGCCATACTTGGTGTTGCGTGGGCAGAGAGTATGCAAAGTCTGTTTGCGCCAAGACTCATGGGATTAAACAGAATGGATTTTGCGAGGTCTGTGGAATACTGTGATTCCATACAGATCAGCCCTCCTCTTCAAAAACATCGTAATATATAATGTTTTCGGGTAATTTTATGTTAGGAATCCACAGCGACTTTCCTCCCCAGCCTTTTGTTCCAGTGACTTGGTACATGGTTAGGACTATTTTATCGGAAAATGATGAACCTAGCTGCCAATCGTTAGGAGACAGCAATGCACCAGTGCCTTGAGCAACATTTCTCCCTCTACGTACAATAAGAATACCCTGTGCTGAAGGCTGTTCCGCTAGAACTGTATCTATGACGGACTGAAATGCTCCCAGTTTAAAATCAGGACTTGAGATTATGTGAGAAAGTATTTCCTTCATCAGACGCAGACTGACTTGATAATATGGCGCAGTTTCCGAAAATGCTTGAAGAAGTTTAGAAATGTTTTCAATGGAGTCGTTGTCTGGTCGAAGCGGATAGTAATTCGTCCCTCCTGATATAAATTCTACATGCTTGTTGTCGAGCACATTTTTTCTTGTTGGATTCAGACTCGCGGGGTAATAGAGTTTAACATTGTCAATGCCTCGTTCAATTTGGGCAATAATCGAGTTGTTTGCTGCGTTGATGTCTGAGAACAGTTTGTATAGATTTTTGTCAATAAATACCGTCATCATGCCAGGATCTCGGTCATACCCAAACATCCTGCTGTGTTGCCACATCGTATCTGCTTGAGGTTTCCTGCTTGTCCGAGTGTAGCAAATGGTCTGAAGTCCCGGAAATGTTACGCCACGTCCGAGCGTGTTGCCGCCTATGATAAAACAGCATCCCTCCGAATATTCGAGGCTTTCCACATCAGACTTTCCGTTCATGATAAGAACTTTAATGGTATCTTCTGTAAGCAGGTCAACAGCCTTTGCAAAAATAGCAGAAAATGGCTGTTTATTAGATTTTTGAGGACTCAAGTCGTTATATTGTGCCTCCAGCTCAGATTTGAGCTTTGTATCTGCATTTTCACGGCACCAGTGTAGTTCCCGCATTACTTCGTTGGCAAATTTTTGATGTGCAGTGATCCTGACACTAGGGTGAAACAGACAGTTTGCCACCTTTCCTCCCGACGACAGAATTTGTGCAGATACCGCCAAATGTCGTACTACAACTGTACGGACGGGAGTTTTCATAGTATCCAAATAAGAAATACAGTCCGGCTTGCCGGAAACAGGGAAAAAGAAGTCTCCGCCCAAATATGCATCACCTGGCTGGAAATAATATGTGAAATATGGATGCCAGCCTGAAGAGCTCGTCTGAAGAAAAAGTGCCTGCGGAGTACCTGTCACTTGCAAGTATAAACTGCTCGAGGCGCTGTTTCTGATGCTGTCAATATACTTGTTGACAGACGATTGCTGATTTCGGTTTACAAGCGTATTCAGAGATGCTGCATCTGCCTCGTCATCGATAATAAAGAGCGGGTTTCCCTTCATAAACCCAGTGGAGTTCAGAATGTTTGCCCACAACTTCAGAATTCGGGCGTTTTTCTTGAGGACTATAACAGCCGGCAGAATCAAGCTGTTGTCGGCAAAAAGGCGTGCATCATTTTCACCGCAGATGCAGAAGCCTTTCAGATCAGACTTCACACGATCCAAGGTCTGTTGCTGGAGTGCAACATTGTCGGTCGTCAGCAGAACGAAAGCTGGAAAACCAAGGTCAGCAGCCTTACACATGATACCAAACATTTGTCCAGTCTTGCCAGACTGAACATTGCCAAACAGAAGCCCTATTTCATGACTCAAAAATGAAAATGACTTTATATATTGATTTCCTACATCTTCAGCCGTTTTTTTGATTGACTCGGCAAGTTTTACGTTTCCACGGTCTATAATTTTTTGCAAATATGTTTTGAGATACTGCATTTTATTCACCCTGTGCCATTCTGTCTGCACTTTCTATAAAGGAAAGAAACCACACATCCAAAGATTCGCCATTGCTGTCCAATGCGGTCTGTCCCGTTTTCTTGAACAACAGCCTGTCACAGCCGTATTCATCCAGCATTTCCTGCGTAATCATTCCTTTGCGGTCTGTATCCTCAGCGGTATTGTTCACGGGGTCAACAATTCCCGCCGCAGCCAAACGGCCTTTAAGCCAGCGTCCCATGATAAGTTCGTCACCGACCGCACTGAATTGTTTGTTGTTGTCGCTTGTAGTATGAGCCTTGAACCAATATCCATCATCAGTGACCACAAAGAATGGTTTGTTTTTTTCCGGATATCCGTTCATCCGATATATTTCGACCCCTACTGTCAGCTGAGTTTCATACCAGTCACGAGGCTTTCTTTTGCTTCGTGGTGCCGCATAGCATACATTAATGTTTGATTTTGTGAAATGTCTGCCGTCATCTATGTGGCGGTCAGCATGCATTGGAACTTTCAGTGGCAGGAAGAATGATACAACAGAGTCACACTGTTCATAAAATGCGACATTGGATGGAGGAACGGAGGTAACTAATTCGATGCCATTTAAAGATGTATTGGTCTCGTGAATAAGCGGTATTCGGTTTATTTCTGCAATATTTGCGGAGCAAGATGAATTCTTGAGCATTTCAATATGCTTGGCGATATCTGAAACTTCTGTGTGGGCTGTTGTAAGGGCAGAAATTTCATACTGTCTGCGATTTGACGCCTCCGGCTTGATTGTGCTGAGATTTGCTGAACCAATGATCGCTGCAAATGGATGTGCGTCCTTATAAAAGCAGTACAATTTTCCATGATACTTGAATGGCGTTACCAGACGAATTTCACCAATGCCCTTCTGACGCCATTTCTTATTTATCTTTACTGCCGTATGATAGATCTTCTCTGGCATTCCTTCGATATAGTACATTCCGATTGTAAGGCAGATGTCTTTGATACCGAAGTTTTCAGCGATACTTCCCAACTCTGTGATGGAAGCCGCAGATGTATAACCTACTGCGATTTCTATGCGGTCTGCCCGTGCTGCCTGTTCCGTAAAACAATCCAATACAGTTTGTTGGGCATGCTCAGTTCCGAGGGGAAGAATGTTTGAATAAAGCAGTTTCATAGGTTTTCTCCTCTCTTCTTTATGAAAGCATAATGTCCTTCGCGGCGTATTTTAACACCTTGCATACTTTAAGAAGATCATCTATCTCGGCGTAAACGTTCTGCTGGATTCGGCATGCAGCGAAATTCTTATTGGAACAAATCGAACAAATCGTCACTCACAGGTTTTCGCTTATCGATTAGTTCCTGCAAATAGGCCCTCACCGCTAAAAACTCCGATTTTATTGGGAAGTCATCATGATTCAGCAGACTAAGAAGTTTCTGGTAGTCATGCGCATCCTTTAGGATATCCGAAATGTGAATTTCATAATTTCTGCCAACAATCTTGGGGCTTCCAAAGTGATGTTTATACTCCCAAGAGACCTCATCTATATCTACCAGAGTATCTGCGTCATCATCTGGACCGAGATAGGCCTCATCGAGATAAACCCATTCGGCTGTGATAAATTCTTCGTCACACGGAAGATCGTAATTGTCCAGGACGGCGGCTATACCCTGGCTTCTGATAATCGAATCATAAATAAATGACTCGGGTGTATTTTCGTCACAGCCATTTGTATCTCCATCTTCGTAATACAGAACAGGGTACATTTTTTGAAGAAAGGTCCAATAGCCGTCCTCGGCATCGCACTCTTCAAAAAGGCTCTTTAGAAATGGTTCAAATATATATTCCTCGACTTTTTCCGGAATCATGTCATAAAGCATATTGAAGGTTTTGTCTGCATAGTGTCGGCTTCTCTTGTTTTCAAAGAAATCACCAATTGGTTTTAGAGTCTTGTCTTTTTGCTTTGAGAAATACAATGCGCAGAAATACTCTTGGAAAGAACGATGTGTAAAATGGTATTTTCCACCTTCATAGAACATCAGGCACATATTTTCGACGAGATCATCCCGGAAATCAGAAGCTGTGATTCTGGCATCTCCCTTTGTGCGTTCATGAAGCCTATTAAAATACTGATCAAACAAGATGTCAGTGAATTCAAATTTTTCATCCCGGTAGCTTCGTGCGCAGAATTCTGCAAAGTAGTCTGCAAACTGGTCTGCAGTCAATCCTGTTTTTAGGACTCTCTTGTATGCCCCCTTGCTGGCATCATGTTTTTGAGAGAGCGCGACATATGCCTCCCAGTAAAATATGTGCATTTTGGAAGGAATCTCTGCAAACTGCTCGTATGTCATGAGCATAATAGTAAGGAGCAGAGGGTTTTGTGTAAATTCTCTATGGGAAATAAATAAAGTACGCTCTAACTCCATGCGGAATTTCTGCTTTATTATCGGTTCGTCTGGTCTGAAGTCCAGTTTATCAATTAATGCAAGTGACTGATCTTTTGTAAAAGGACAAAGATCAAGGACGGTAAACCTGTGAAACGCAATAAATGATCCGGTGGGACGGGAAGAGATTACAAACATATTATCAGCATATTTATCAGCAAAGATATCCAAGTTGTGCTCGAATTTCTTTCTGTAATCCGATTTTATTTCATCTAATCCATCGAAGAGGAGGAGACACACCCCCTGCTGAAGGAGCTCTGCAAACTCATCGATACTGTCAGCACCTTTCAGGGGTTCAAACTTTTCAAAAATGTAATTCAACAGCCCCTCATAGGCGTCGCTGTAATCTTTCAACGGGATGAAAATAGGGATTTTCCTAAACTGGTCAAAATTGTTTATAGCATCTAGGAGAAGATGCCGCATCATCATCGATTTTCCAAGACCGCCCGTGCCAGAGATCAGAATGAAATTTGAACAGTTCTGCAAGGTTTCCGCTGTGGCATTGTGGATGGTTTTTGTTTGATAGGTATATTTTTTGATATAGATCTTTTGTGATATATCGTTGCATACATAAAATGTGTAAAACTCTCTTGGGGCATCGTTATAGAGGAGTGTTTTTATTTTACTATGCTTATCATAGGCATTTTCAAGATAGGTGCTGATATTGTCATCTGGGGCAAGGATTCCACCAGGGAGAAGAATCCAAGGCGGATTTTCTGTGAGTTCTGGTGCAATACCGCCCGGTACGAGAATTGCGTCCATGCCGTCAGGGATTTCATACGGATCGTCGAAATTGTCGTGTTCATCCTGTTGCCACGGGGATTCGCCGAAAGAAATTATATTGACAGAAAGACTCTTGCTCCAGTTCTTTCCGACATCTGAGTTAAACTTGCGCTTCGCTCTCTTTACAGCAGGTCTATCATGCCATGACTCGATAGTATCGACTCCAATGGTATTATCTGTTCGGTTCAATAAAATAAAATGCCAAACACCAAGCAGAAAGGGCTGCAGTTCGATGTCCTGCGCCGTGAGCAGATGTCTTTTATCCATTGGATGACCGTCTTGGTCAATGTAGAATATTTCGTCTGTGATACTGGAGTCTCGGCTGATCGTATCAAGAATTGCGCGCACAAGCCAGTTCCCCATGTTTTTTTCATCGATAAAGGACGATGAAAATTGGCACATCCGCTGCAAAGGGGAGCGAAAAGATTCTTTTATTTCATTGTCAAACCTGTGTATGAATTCCTTTTTGTTGAATGGAAGATATTCATTGGCAGAAAGCCTGCACGCTTTATATGAAGAAGTATGGGTTCGGATCGAACGTCCTGTTGGAGATATATAGTCGGGGAAAGCTACCCTGATGAGTCCTTCCAGAACTTCACTGTCATTCAGACCATCCTTTTCGCCAACCGCATTTTTTCTGGCGGCAGTTCTCTGTTTTCTCGCCTGAAGAAGAAGGGTGAAGAAGGTGCCGCCGCACAATGCGTATTCTTTGTTTTCCAGCATAAAAATACCTCATTTGCAAGTATTGACACTATTAACTCAGTTGACGCTATTGACGGCTGTTCACTGTTTACAGCAACACTATTGTATATAGGATGAGCCTCAGAGATTGAATCTCTGGGGCTTTATTTTTTGACGATCATGCATGTATTAATTATATCACGTCTTTTCTGATTTTATAAGGAAAAATTCTAATCAAACAGCAAATCCGGTGACCAAATCGGATGTATGTGTCATCTTCTATGTAGAGAAGTAAAACTTTTTTAGGAGGTGGTAGGAAAAATCAAATTCGGTTTCCCAAAGTAAGTCAATCTGTTGTCCAAGATGGCCATAGGACGGCGGGATGCGAATAGGGATTCTGACAGCATACGAGCTTGTCAGTATCTCTATGCTCCCACCGTGCTTCTTTATGCCCATTTTTGGAGTGAAGCCCGTGTGTAGTTTTGCATCCCGCCGTTCGGCAAGAACGAAAGGAAGGCAAAACTATGAAAATCCAGCTTAACGGTATCATCAAAGACTACTCCGCCCAGGAGGTCAAGGTTCTCCAACAGCAAGGGCATCGTTTTCAGCTCAGTAAGAAGCTGGGCGTGTATGTTCCCATCCCAATCCAGATCCATGAAAATGGCGGAACCCGAGATACAGGGATGGATGAACTCGTCCGGCGCAAAGCAGCCGGCGAGAAATTCCTCAAGGCATCAGGACTGGCAATCTATGCTCCGGTTGATGCTGAGCAATACTCTGCCGTCATGTGTCCAATCTGGCGGGAGGATAAGCGGGAAAAGCGCGAGCAGCACTGTATGTATGAAGGAAAGCCCTGCTGCGCCAACCGCAGCTGTGATGGATGCTCACATCCCGTGTATCGGACAATCTCTTTGGAACGTGCGGTGGAAGTCAATGACCCGGCACTTCCCGTCCACGAGGATGTTGCCGACACTGCAGCACGCGAGGAGCGTAATCGTAGGCTGTACGAGGCTCTCTCCAAACTCGATCCCATCGACCATGAAATTCTTATCCGCAAGGCGGCGGGACAGTCAGAGCGTGCCATTGCTGCCGCTGTCGGTTTCAAATCCAAAGAAAGCGTCCGTAAGCGTATGAAGAAATTCATGTCTGGCCTGCAAGAGCAACTGGAAAATTTTCGTAAAATCCGGTGACCAAAACAGGAGGCAGTGTCCTCTTCTTTATAGGAAGATAAAAATGCCCGCAGTTAATCGAAAGGAAGTGATCCCTATGCGGGAACAGAATGAAGTCACAGCCGAGCTTATCGGCGTTCTTCACCGATTAGTCGATGTCTTGGAGGAATTCGTGCAGAGCACTCCAAGCGATGAGCAGTCGAAGGTGTCGGAATCGGAGGAATCCTCACCGACACTTGAAGAAGTACGCACCGTGCTTGCACGGCTCTCTGTCGAAGGGCACAGCGCAGCAGTCAAGTCTCTGATCTCCAAGTTCGGCGTAGACAAACTCAGCGAGCTTGCGCCAGAGCATTATGCGGTACTCCTGAAGGAGGCTGAGAAGATTGGCACGTAAACACGCCGTCCTCTCGGCATCCTCTGCCGCACGTTGGATTGCCTGTCCGCCGTCGGCGCGACTCAATGCGGCGCAACCCGACACGCCGAGTGAGTATGCCGCCCAAGGAACAGACGCGCATACGCTCTGCGAGTACGAACTCCGCAAGGCTCTTGGGGAGCGGGTGCGCGATCCGACCAAGAAGCTGTCCTCTTATGACAGCGAGATGGAAGAGTGTGCCGAATTCTATGCCCAGTTCGTTATGGGGATTGTGGCGCAGTTCCGTGAGGAAAGCGCAGACACTACGGTGTCCGTGGAGCAGCGCGTGGATTTCTCGGACTTCGTCCCAGACGGTTTCGGCACGGCGGACACACTCATCATCTCCGGAAAGACCGTCTGCATCGTGGACTACAAGCACGGAAAGGGCATTGAGGTCAGTGCTGAGCGCAATCCGCAGATGATGTGCTACGCGCTCGGTTGCATCCAGATGTTCGACGGACTGTACGATATCGAGTCGATCTGGATGATTATCTTCCAGCCGAGACTCAGCAACATCTCGGAGTACACCATCTCGAAAGTAGACCTTCTGACATGGGCGGCAGATACGCTCGTTCCTGCCGCGAAGTTGGCACACGCAGGAGAAGGCGAGTTTTGCGCTGGAGCGCACTGCCAGTTTTGCAGGATTAAGGCAACGTGCCGCAAGCGGGCAGAGTACAATCTGGAACTCGCCCGGTATGACTTCGAGATGCCGCCGACCTTGGAAGATGCCGAGGTGGAAGCGATTCTTGCAAAGGCTGACACGCTCGCCGCATGGGTCAGTGACATCAAGGAATACGCTTTGCAGAGGGCGATTCAAGGCAAGCAGTGGACGGACTGGAAACTGGTGGAAGGCCGCTCGAATCGGAAATATACCGATGAGGCGGCAGTCGCCCACACCGTCAAAGAAGCGGGCTTCGAGCCATATGAGCAGAAACTGCTCGGGATTACGGCAATGACGGCGCTTCTTGGAAAAAGTAAGTTTGAGGAACTGCTCGGAGGCTTCATCGTAAAACCGCAGGGGAAACCAACCCTCGCTCCCATGAGCGACAAGCGGCCTGCGATGAATACCGCAGCAGAAGATTTTGAAGAAAGTTGAGGAAAACACATCATGGCAAAAGTTATCAATCCGACAAAAGTAATCACGGGTATCAAGACGCGTTGGAGCTATGCCAACGTCTGGCAGGCAAAGTCCATCAACGGCGGTGCGCCAAAGTTTAGCGTATCGCTCATCATCCCGAAGAGTGACACCAAGACCGTGACGGCAGTGAAGAACGCCATTCAGGCGGCATACGAGGAAGGGCAATCGAAGCTCAAGGGAAACAGCAAGTCCGTGCCTGCGCTCACGGCGATCAAGACGCCGCTCCGTGATGGCGATGCGGAACGCCCGGACGATGAGGCGTACAAGGATTGCTACTTCATCAACGCGAACTCAGCGACGGCTCCCGGCATTGTGGATGCCGCCCGCAATCCGATCATCGAGCACTCGGAGGTCTACTCCGGTGTGTATGGACGCGCAAGCATCAACTTCTACGCATTCAACAGCAACGGCAATCGCGGAATTGCTTGCGGGCTGAACAACCTGCAGAAGATTTCCGACGGGGAGCCGCTTGGAGGAAAGACGCGCGCCGAGGATGACTTCGCCGATGAGGACTTTCTCAGCTAAATAACGGCTGACAGACATGGGCAGCGGGGATTCTTCCTCGCTGCTTTTGTCGCATGAGGAGAAACAACATGAAGTCATTATCTATCGATCTCGAAACGCGAAGCAGTGTGGATATTGGGAAAAGCGGCGTATATCGTTACACCGAAGCTGAGGACGTTGCAATCCTGCTCTTCGGCTATTCCGTGGACGGCGGCGCAGCGCAGGTCATCGACCTTGCCAGTGGAGAACAGATTCCGCAGGAGATTCTGGATGCTCTGACCGATGACAACATCATCAAGTGGGCATTCAACGCCAACTTTGAGCGTGTGTGCCTGTCGCGCTACTTGTCGGACTTTGGGATGCTTCGCACTGCCGAGGATGCCCGCTTTCTGAGTCCTCGCAGTTGGCGATGCACAATGATCTGGTCTGCCTATATGGGACTGCCGCTCTCACTTGCCGCCGTCGGACGGGTGCTTGGACTGGAAGAGCAGAAACTGACCGAGGGCAAGGCACTCATTCGCTATTTCTCTGTGCCGCCGTTTCACGAGCCTACAGGAGAGAAGTGGGAACTCTTCAAGTCCTACAACCGCCGTGATGTCGAAGTGGAGATGGCGATTCAGAAGCGTCTGTCCAAATATCCTGTGCCTCCGTCGGTGTGGGAGGAGTATGTATTAGACCAAGAAATCAATGACCGTGGGATACGTCTGGATATGCCCTTGGTGGAGAATGCCGTCCAGATTGACGAGATTACGAAAAATCAACTGTTGGACAGGATGAAGTCTCTGACGGGGCTTGAGAATCCGAATAGCGTGATGCAGATGAAGGAATGGCTAAAAATGCGCGGTGTCGAAACGGAGTCGCTCGACAAGAAGTCTGTGACGGCTTTGCTCACCACTGTCCAGTCTCCTATCTCCGATGTGTTGATGCTTCGGCAGCAGCTTGCAAAGTCCTCGGTGAAGAAATATCAGGCGATGCAAAATACCGTTTGCTCGGATGGACGTGCGCGGGGAATGTTCCAGTTCTACGGAGCGAACCGCACCGGGCGCTTTTCGGGACGCCACATTCAATTACAAAATCTTCCTCAGAATCATCTCGCCGACCTCGAATACGCCCGCAGCCTCGTGCGGCAGGGAAATTTTGCGGCACTGGAACTGCTCTATGAATCCGTGCCGGATGTCCTGTCACAGCTTATCCGTACTGCTTTTATCCCCAAGGAGGGCAGAAAATTCATTGTCGCGGACTTCTCTGCCATTGAAGCACGGGTACTGTCATGGCTTTCCAAGGAACGATGGCGTATGGACGTTTTTGCCGACGACGGCGACATCTACTGCGCCACAGCGGGGAGGATGTTTCACTGCAATGTGGTCAAGCATGGAGAGAACGGGTATCTCAGGCAGAAGGGGAAGCAGGCAGAACTGGCCTGTGGTTATGGCGGCTCCATTGGTGCGCTGAAAGCATTCGGTGCATTGGAGTCCGGGATGAAGGAAGAGGAGCTGAAACCGCTCGTGGATGCATGGCGCACGGCAAATCCGAACATCGTGGATTTCTGGTGGGCGGTGGATCGCGCGGCAAAGGACTGTATCAAGGAACGAAGCAAAAAGATGACGCATGGAATCCAGTTCATCTATCAGAGCGGTATGATGTTCATCGAGCTTCCGAGCGGGCGCAGGCTCGCCTATGTGAAGCCGCGCATCGGTGAGAATCAGTTCGGCGGTGAATCCATTACCTACATGGGGCTTGACCTCTCGAAAAAGTGGGCGCGGATTGAATCCTACGGTCCGAAGCTCGTGGAGAATATCACGCAGGCCATCAGCCGCGACATTCTCTGCTATGCCATGCAGACGTTGCGTAATATGGATATTGTCGCCCACGTCCATGACGAACTTATCATCGAATGCGACGAGCGAGTTTCTCTTTCTGCCGTTTGTGAGCAGATGGCGAGAACTCCGCCTTGGGCAGAGGGGCTTCTGCTCCACGCCGACGGTTTCGAGTGCGCATTCTATCAGAAAGACTAATGTCCATCCTCCCAGAAAATTGGGAGGATTTTTGGTGACCAAAACCTCCCTGTTCGTCCTCTTACTGATGAGAGGAACTAATCAGTTTTCAAAGGGAGGAAATCTTATGTTCTATGTTAAGGAAAACATCAATGACGCTCTGGAGGTCACGGTGGAAATCAACGATGAGAATGTCTTCTGTCACTGTCCGCGCTGCGGAGCGGAAGTGCCCATTGATCTCAATGAGTTCTTCGGCGATGCGGAGTTCGACCTCTTCGGCACGGCGATCTGCTGCACGGAATGCAGCAGGAAGATGAGGTGCGAGAAATGATCGAGTTCAGAAATCACGAGGGCTATGCCGACCCGACAGCGCACGCAGCTCTCACCAAGGTATTCCGACAGAATCTGTTCACCTGCATCTGCTCTCCCTATCGGGACAATCCACGCGTCAACGTCATGCGGGCGCGGCAGTACTGCAAGTTCGCGGTGAGCAGGGGACGGATTCCCATTGCGCCTCATCTGTATTTTCCGCAGTTTTTGTCAGAAATCGACGAGCGCGGGAAGGCAATGTCCATGAATCTTGAACTTTTGCGGCTGTGCGGTGAGGTCTGGGTGTTCGGTGAGAAGATTACCGAGGGCATGGCAGCCGAGATCGCTCATGCCGGGAGACTGCGGAAGAACATCCGCTATTTCACAACGAAGTGCGAGGAGGTTTCGCCATGAAGGTAATAGAGACAGAATACAAGGGCTATCTTTTCCGTTCACGCTTGGAGGCGCGGTGGGCGGTGTTCTTCGACGCCTGCGGTGTCCGTTGGGAGTACGAGCCGGAGGGCTATGTGCTGAATAACGGGCAGCACTATCTGCCGGACTTCCTGCTCCATGATGTAGCGGGGAGAGCAGGTGGGGATCTCCATGTGGAAGTCAAAGGGAAGATGACAAAGGATGATGCCGCAAAAATCAACCAGTTCAGCCAAGGTAAGCATCCGCTCCTCGTTGTTCCCGGAATTCCTGACGGAGACGGTATCGGAGATATTGAATCCTACTGCCGCGAGTGGGGGCGTTACGGTTTCCCCAGCTTTGGCGGCGGACCGTATCCCTTCAACTTTCAGACCATCGACGGAGATTACTACGTTGCTCATCCCGGCATCAACAAACAGGGCAAATTTGAGCTTTTTGGCAATGACAGGAGCTATACGATGGACAGAGATGATGCCGCCACCGTACAGGCATTCAAGCTGGCACGGCAGGCAAGATTTGAATACGGACAGACCCCGAGGGTGAGGAAGGTGCGTGTATGAGAGAATTAGCATTTTGCCTTGGCAACAGCCGTGCGGCACTTGTATGGCATCCCGGAAAAATGACGATGGACGCTCTTTGGGAAAAACTGCAGAATCCCATCCGCACTGCCGAAACCGCTGCAGAATACCACGCCATGAAGAAAAACGAAAGGGATGCCGTGAAAGACAAGGGCGGATTCTTTGCGGGAACGCTGAAAGAGACGCGCCGGAAAGCAACTGAGGTTATCAGCCGATCCATGATCACCTTGGATCATGACCGACTGAAGCCGGGCTGTTTCGATGCCTTCGTCTTCAAACACTGCGCCATCGTCTACACAACCCACAGCCATATCCCGGAAGCCCCACGGGCGAGAATCCTTGTGCCTCTGACACGGGATGTCACACCGGACGAATACAATGCCATCGCCCGCTATCTTGCGGACGAGATCGGCATGGATACGGTTGATCTCTGTTCTTTCAAGATCAATCAGCTGATGTACTGGCCGACCACCTCTTCCGACGGAGAGTACATCTGCCGTCAATATGAGGGCGACTGGCTCGACCCCGATGTGTTTTTGGCAGCGCATCCGAACTGGCAGGACTGCAGCTCCCTGCCGACTGCACCAGGTGAAAAAGAAGCGGTGGAAAGGGAGCGCAAAAGACAAGCCGATCCTCTGACCAAGGAGGGTATTGTAGGAGCGTTTTGCCGTGCCTATTCCATCCAGGAAGTGATGCAGACATTTCTCTCCGATGTGTATGAGCCGACCACCGACGAGAATCGGTGGGGCTATACGAAATCGGCGAGCATCCCCGGTGTGATGATTTATGATGGTAAATTCGCCTACAGTCACCATGCCTCCGATCCTGCCTACGGCAAGCTGTGCAATGCATACGACCTCGTAGGGACGCATCTCTTTGACGGCGATTTCACTCAGATGGCTGGATTTGCCGCCAAGGATGAAAAGGTACGTACCCTTGCACTCAAGGAGCGGCAGGAACGGGCGGCTGAGGAGTTTTCCGAGGAGGACGATTGGAAGGACAAGCTGGTGCGGCAGAAAAAGTCCACACAGATTGAAAACTCCCTCTACAACATCAAGCTCATCATGCAAAACGATCCTTACATGAAAAACATTGTCTTCAATCAGCTGGCAGACGGCATGGAAATCAAGGGCGAAGTGCCGTGGTCACATCCCGGTAAGTTCTGGCGCGATGCGGACGATGCCCAGCTTATCTGTTATGTGGATGACAATTACGGCACGTTCTCGGCGAGGAACTATGACATCGCCGTAGCGAAAGCCGTGGACGACCGCAGTTATCACCCGATACGGGAGTATTTTGCCGCGCTGCCTCCTTGGGACGGTGTGGCGAGAGTGGACACGCTTCTCATCGACTACTTGGGCGCATCGGACAACGCATATACCCGTGCCGTCAGTCGAAAGGTGCTGTGTGCCGCCTATCGGCGCATCAAAGAGCCGGGCATCAAGTTCGATTATATGCCCGTTCTCAACGGCGCACAGGGCATCGGAAAATCCACATTCATTGCCAACCTTGGCATGGATTGGTTCTCCGACAGTCTGACCTTATCGGATATGAACGACAAGACCGCCGCCGAAAAGCTGCAGGGGTACTGGATTCTTGAAATCGGAGAATTGGCAGGCATGAAGAAAGCCGACCTCGATAAGGTGAAAGCCTTTGTGTCGCGGGTGGATGACAAGTATCGGGCAAGTTTCGGCAGGCGGGTAACCTCCCATCCGCGCCAGTGCGTGTTTTTCGGCACGACCAACAGCGAGAACGGGTATCTGAGAGACATCACAGGAAACCGCCGCTATTGGAACATTAAACTGAGCGGCAGCAGTAAATACAAGCCGTGGCAGATGACCTCGGAGCTTGTGCAGCAAATCTGGGCGGAGGTGATGATTCTCGCCGATGCCGGAGAAAAGCTGTATCTGTCCCCGGACTTGCAGGGATATGCCAAAGAGGAGCAACGGGAAGCGATGGAGCACGATGAGCGTGAAGGTTTGGTGCGTCTCTATCTCGATACGCTGCTTCCCGCCAACTGGGACCAGATGGATCTCTATCAGCGGCGGGAGTTTTTGCGGGGCGATGATACGACTCCCGTGGGGACAGACGTGCGCGTGATTGTCAGCAACATGGAGATTTGGTGTGAGTGCTTCAGCAGGAAAAAAGAGGATTTGCGTTCCATGGACAGCTATGCGATAGCAGCCATCATGTCCAGACTTCCTGAATGGGAAAAGCAGCCCACACCCCAACGTATCGCAATTTACGGACTGCAGAGAATCTATCGCCGCTTGTAACTTGTACGGAAGTTGTAACTTGCAGCAAAGCCCATACCATAAGGCTTTGTTACAAGTTACAAGATTTATATATGTAAATAGAAACATAATAATTCCGTACATGAAAAACGCGAATACGCGCATATATGCGTATATAGGGATTTTTCTGTAGCCTTGTAACAAGAAACAACGTAAATCCGTTGATATGACTGGATTTAGAGGTGATACAACCTCATGTTACAGGAGGAAAAGTTGTACGAACGGACGATTGAGCAGAAACTTGCAGCAAGAGTCAAAGCGATGGGCGGCATCGCTCCGAAGTTCACCTCGCCGGGATTTGATGGAATGCCCGACCGACTGGTGCTTCTGCCCGGCGGCAGGATGGGCTTTGTGGAGCTGAAAGCGCCGGGCAGAAAGCCGAGACCACTTCAACTGGTACGGCACAGGCTGCTTCGGCGGCTTGGATTCAAGGTATATGTGATTGACGGCATCGAGCAGATTGACAGCGTATTGGAGGAAATCGACCATGAATGAACTTACGGTATTGGAACACAACAGCATCCGTGTCATGACCACGGAGCAGCTTGCCGAGGCGTATGGATGCGCCCCGAAGCAGATTCAGCAGAACTTCAATAACAACCGTGTGCGATTTATTGCGGGGAAACATTACTTCAAACTTGAAGGTGCTGATCTCAAGGCTTTCAAGGACTCACTCGAAAATATCGAGTCAGTTGTGGGGAGTCGCGCACCGTCTCTGATTCTTTGGACGAAACAAGGGGCGGCGCGCCACAGCAAGATGTTGGGAACCGAGCGGGCATGGGATGTTTTCGATGAGCTGGAAGAAAGCTACTTCAATCCTATGAGGAACATGACACCCGAGGAATTTCTGCTGTGTAGCGCACAGCGAATGGTGGAACAGGCAAGGGCAATCAAGACGGCAAATGCCCGCATCGACAAGGTGGACGAGAGGCTTCTTGAGGTCGAGTCCAAGCAGATGACCATCGATGAGCACCACTACACCATCATCGGCTATGCAAACCTCACGGGTATCCGTGGTGTGAGTCGGGATGCAGCCGCGAGACTCGGACGCAAAGCGTCGGCAATGTCCAGAAAGCAGGGCTACCACATCGGCAAGGAGTACGATGCCAAATATGGCATGGTGAACACCTATCATGTGGATGTGCTTCAGGAAGTGTTTCGGTAATGGAAAAGTTGATTTTACAGATCGGAAGTGATGCCCCGTGAAGTTCATACCGCATGATTACCAACAGTACGCCATCGACTTTATCGAGAGTCATCCGACTGCCGCCGTACTCCTTGATATGGGACTTGGAAAGACGGTGATTACCCTTACGGCGCTGAATGACCTGCTGTTTGACCGATTCGAGATTTCCCGTGTCCTCGTTATCACTCCGCTCCGTGTGGCACGAAACACATGGCCGCAGGAGATCGGTAAGTGGGAGCATCTGAAACATCTTCGCTACTCCGTAGCAGTGGGGACGGAGAAAGAACGTCGGGAGGCTCTTCGCAAGCAAGCCTCTCTCTACATCATCAACCGTGAGAATGTGTCGTGGCTCGTGGAGAAAACCAACTTCAACTACGATGCCATTGTGATTGATGAACTCTCCTCATTCAAGAATTGGAGCAGCAAGCGATTCAAGGCACTCATGAAGATTCGCCCTCTTGCCAGTTGTGTCATCGGACTTACGGGAACGCCGTCCGGAAACGGCTTGATGGACTTGTTCGCAGAGTTCAAGGTGCTCGACATGGGACAGCGTTTGGGGCGGTTCATTACGAAGTACCGGCAAGATTACTTCGTGCCGGACAAGCGAAACGGACAGGTGGTATTCTCCTACGCACCCTTGCCCGGAGCCGAGGAGCGGATTTATGAGAAGATTGCCGACATCACCATCTCCATGAAAGCCGCCGACCATCTGAGGATGCCCGATCTGATCGAGAGCGAATACAGCGTCCGCATGAATGAGGAAGAGAAGAAAATGTATGCCGCAATGTGCGAGCAGTTGGTCTTACAGATGAAGGGCGATGAGGTGACGGCGGCAAATGCCGGAGTCTTGTCCGGGAAACTCGCGCAGATGGCGAACGGTGCGGTTTACACTGACGATGGGACTACGCTGCATATCCATGAACGCAAACTCGATGCCTTGGAGGACATCATAGAGAGCATGAACGGCAAGCCGCTCCTCGTGGCATATTGGTTCAGGCATGATGCAGAGCGCATCGAAAAGCGCGTGACGTGCATCCGACTGGATACGGACGAGGCAATCGCTCGTTGGAATCGCGGCGAAATCTCCGTGGCTCTCATCCATCCTGCCAGTACAGGTCACGGGCTGAATCTCCAGAGCGGCGGTTCGACCCTCGTGTGGTTCGGTATCACCTGGAGTTTGGAACTCTACCAACAGACCGTGGCGCGGCTCTATCGGCAGGGACAGAGTGCAAAGACCGTGGTGGTGCAGCACATCATCGCCGAGGGCACGATTGACGAGAGAATCCTCCGTGCCTTGAAACGGAAGGATAAGACACAGGCGGCACTGATTGAAGCCGTCAAAGCGGAGGTATCATGATGAACTATGAGATTCTGGCAAACGCCATCGTCGAACAGGCGGCGAAGGATTATCGGTGGGCGCGGACGGCTCTCGGAAAAGACGCAGAGAACATTGCAGCGGCAGCGATGCGCTCTGAGACGGAGCGGTTCTTCCGTTCCGCATGGTTCGGCCAGCTGACAAGTCTGGATGGAGAGTGGCTTCTTCAGAAGTTGGAGGGGGAATTTGTGTGACAGCGAAGGAGTATCTGAGTCAGGCATGGAACATTGACCGGCGCATCAATGATAAGGTCGCCCATGTGTCGCAGCTGCGTGACATGGCGATGAATGTGAGTGCCGTCATCAGCGATATGCCGAGGAGTCCGAGTCCGAACAATCAGCGGATGGAAAACATCATTGCGCGACTGACCGACACGGAAGATGAGATCAATGCAGACATTGACCGTCTGGTCAGTCTGAAACTTGAGATCATGAACACGATATGGCAGGTCACGGATGAAAATGCCCAGATGGTACTTGAGCGACGCTACCACAGCTTCAAATCGTGGGAAGATATTGCGGCAGATATGCGCGTCAGCATTCGGTGGGTGCATAAGATTCATGCCAAGGCTCTGGATGAAGTTGAAAAAATTTTGGAAAAAAGACAGCAAAGTGCATCTGAGTTCACATAAGTTCACAAAGGTTCACGTTGCGTTCATAGGGTTGACAGTGATATGATAGACTCAGCAAGAATAGGATATGGAATCAGCCTTCTCGGAGAAGTAATTCTCCGTGAGGGCTTTTTTGATGGAGAAGTGCAATGCCGAGAAAGCCGAAGCGACCCTGCCGCATGACGGGGTGTCCGAACCTCACGGACAGAAAGAGCTGCTACTGTGAGACGCACGAGAAAGTTATGCAGCGTCATTACGACCACTTCACGCGCGGCTACGATCAGCACGAGAGATACGGCAGTGCATGGCGCAGGATTCGCGACCGTCACTTGTCAGCGCATCCGCTGTGTAAGTGTTGCAAGGAGCGGGGCAGATACGTTCTCGCGACGCTTGTGCATCATATTCGACCTCTCGCCGACGGTGGCACGCATGACGAGAGCAATTTGATGTCGCTCTGCGTATCCTGTCATGAGCGGATTCATCAGCGCGGCAGAGGCGATGGATACCCCCTAGGGGGCGGTTAAATCTCTAAAACCGCGCCGTTACTGGACCGGGGAGGGGGCGTACAGAAAAATTCGCATAACTTTTAGGCCAGTTAGAGAGATAAGTTTTACCTGCGTGATTCTCGGCGGGAAGTCATGCACAGCGGGGAACGACGGGCATTTGAACCGCTCGATAAAACAGTCCAAATGCTGAAACTTATGCTCAAAAAAGTTTTGAAAAGTTTTAAGGGGGGAAACGTATGGGGCTTAGAGGACCGCAGCCCGGCACGGGAGGGAGACCAAGAAAATCCTTGGCAGAAAAAGTGACCGAGGGCAATCCCGGAAAGCGCAAGCTGAAGGTCTTGGACTTTGAGCAAATCGCAACAGAGCCGGAGGGCGTGGATATGCCGCCTCCCAAGGAGTTTTTATCGGCTGTTCAGCGTGACGGCTCAACGCTCGCGGCGAGTGAACTTTACAAAGAAGTGTGGGAGTGGCTCAAGCGGCGCGGATGTGCAGAACTGGTATCTCCTGCGCTCTTGGAGCGATATGCCGTGAGTGCGGCACGTTGGATTCACTGTGAGGAGGCGGTCAGCAAATATGGCTATCTGGGCAAGCATCCAGTCAGCTCTCAGCCCGTACAGTCGCCTTATGTCGCCATGAGTCAGAACTACATGAAGCAAACCAATCGGCTGTGGAACGAGATATTCGCCATCGTCCGCGATAACTGCTCGACGGAATACAAGGGTGTTTCGCCACAGGATGACTTGATGGAGCGGCTTCTTCGTTCAAGGAGGGGATGAGATGAGCGGGAAGATTAGCTGAGACGCAGCTCAAAACATACAGTTGGCGACGTAGGTCGCTTTTTTTATTGCAGGAGGTGTAGATCTTGGGAAAAATGACATCCGAAATGCAGCTTGTCCCCATCGGAAAGCTCGTGCCTTATGTAAACAACGCACGAACGCACTCGAAGGAGCAGATCACCAAGCTGCGCTCGTCTTTGCGTGAGTTCGGCTTTGTGAATCCCGTCATCATTGACCGAGAGTTCAACGTCATAGCGGGACATGGCAGAATCCTCGCCGCCAAGGAGGAGAACATCGAGCAAGTTCCGTGCGTATTCGTCGATCATCTGACGGAGGCGCAAAAGAAAGCGTATATCCTTGCGGACAACCGTTTCGCACTTGACGCAGGATGGGACGAAGATATGCTGCGCGTTGAGATGGAAGCCTTGCAGGGCATGGACTTCGACATCTCGCTCACGGGCTTCGACGAAGCGGAAATCGCTGATCTGTTTGCCGCAGACGATAACGAGGCGCAGGAAGACGATTTCGATGAAGATGCCGCCCTGCAGGCAGAGCCTTTCGTAAAAACCGGTGATTTGTGGCTTTTGGGCAAGCATCGTCTCCTTTGTGCCGACTCTACAAAACCCGAGGATGTAAAACGACTCATGGATGGCAAAAAGGCGAATGTGTGCATTACCGACCCGCCGTATGCGTGTAACTACACAGGCGGCACAGGCATGAAAATCATGAACGACAACCTAAAAGGCGAGGAGTTCTATCAGTTCCTGCTTTCGGCATTCAAAAACGCCTATGAGAATCTCGCGGACGGAGCTGCCATATACATCTTTCACTCGGATGCGGAAAAGGTCAACTTCTACAATGCCGTTGTTGCTGCCGGATTTCACTACTCAACAACCTGTATCTGGGTAAAACAGTCTCTTGTTCTGGGGCGTTTTGATTATCAAATGCGCCATGAGCCAGTCATCTATGCATTCAAGGATACCGTGAAGCACAAATTCTACGGGGACAGAAAGCAGACCACCGTTTGGGAATTTGACCGACCGAGCAAGTCGAAACTGCACCCGACAACGAAACCGCTCCCGCTCATCGCATACCCCATGAAAAACTCCTCTCTGGTCAACAGCATCGTCTTGGATTTGTTCGGGGGCAGCGGCTCGACACTGATGGCAGCGGAACAAATGGATCGCGTGGCATATCTGATGGAACTCGATCCTGTTTATGCCTCGGCGATTGTGCGTCGTTTCGTGGCATATCGTGGAAATACGGAGGATGTGTATATCATCCGTGATGGGCAAAAGCTCCCCTGCTCCGAGGTGTATATCCCCACAGCAGAGGAGCTTGGCATGAAGGATAGTACGATAAACGACATTCAAAAAGGGCGGAAGAAAGGGGGATGAGGACGTGTGCAATGTGAGATATACGTTTTTCGAGGATGGGAGCGTTGCCTACGGGTATCTGCCTGATGGCATCGTTTTCAACCGATGTGAACGGTTCGTGGATTTATTAATCTGCGAATCGTTTATTGATTTTGTGAAGAAAGCGGCGTAATGCCAAAGGAGGAAGCATAATGCGTGTGTTTTTGAATCCAGGTCATGCCCCGAACGGGAATCCCGACCCCGGCGCGTGCGGGTATGGGCTGCGGGAATGCGACGTTGCAAAGAATGTCGCTGACCTTGTGGCGGGGTATCTCGCTGCCGCAGGTGTCGAGGTGGTCGGCTGTCTGCAATCTGATAGTCTCCATGAAGTTGTCTCCGCTTCCAACCGCAGCGGTGCGGACGTATTCCTCTCCATCCATTGCAACGCCTGTAACGGCAGTGCGAACGGAACGGAGGTTTGGCACTTCTACGGAAGCGGCGCAGGGGAGACACTGGCAAGCTGCATTCAGAACCAGATTGTCACATCACTCGGAACTACGGATCGCGGAACAAAGGGAGCGAAGCCCGGTGTCAACGGTCTGTATGTTCTGAGCAACACGGATGCGGTCGCTGTGCTTGTGGAGCTTGCGTTTATCGACCATGCGAGTGACGCAGAATTGCTCTGCAGCCGGCAGGATGAATTTGCCCGCGCCATTGCGCGTGGGATAACGGATTATGAAGGAGAGGAACAGTCATGAAACTGGAACACATCCAAAACGAACTGAAGAATCATGTGGGGGATTTCGTGCGGACGGAGGCGAAGGAAGCAACCGTCCTCTGGCTGCATGAGAAGGGGCTGCCCGCAGCGCGTGAGGTGTCGGCGGCGTACACGGCGGCACTGAAAGAGAGTGCCGAGAAGGAGACGGGATGGTGCAGATTCCGCGACCGCATCTTCCTGCCGCTTGTCATTGACGGGGCGATCTGGATGACGGGAAAGATGCTCGAACGTATGACGGCACGAGGAAGCGCGTGAATACGCATACGCCGCTCACGCTCGGCAGTCTCTTTGACGGGAGCGGCGGATTTCCCCTCGGGGCGATCCTTGCAGGGATAGAGCCGAAATGGGCATCAGAGGTTGAGCCGTTCCCGATTCGCGTCACCACAAAGAGGCTGCCTTCCGTCAAGCATCTGGGGGACATCCACCAGATTCGTGGGGATGAGATCGAGCCTGTGGACATCATCACGTTCGGCTCTCCCTGCACGAATCTCAGCATCGCGGGACGGAGGGAAGGGCTGCATGGGCAGGAGTCCATACTGTTCTTCGAGGCTATTCGTATCGTTCGGGAAATGAGGAGGGGGACGGATGGGAAATATCCGAGATTCATCGTGTGGGAGAACGTCGCGGGAGCATTCTCAAGTTCCGGGGGACGGGACTTCCAATCCGTCCTTACGGAGATCGTCCACCTCAAAGAGCCGGAAGCACCCGAGGTGCCTTTGCCTCAAAAGGGTGGATGGGCGTATGCCGACATTCTTCTGGGAGACGGATGGAGCATTGCTTACCGCCTCATGGACGCACAGGGCTGGGGAGTTCCACAGCGTCGGCGCAGAATCTACCTTGTCGCAGATTTTGGAGGATCAAGTGCCGGAGAGATACTATTTGACACCGAAAGCATGCGTCGGGATCTTGCGCCGTGCTTCGCTGCGTGGCAAGGCATTGCCCGAGATTTACGGATGGCACTGGAACGCCAAGCGGGCGGATAAGTGCAGGTTTCTGTACCGAGCATTCTGCACAGAGCCGCAGCATCGGCTATGCGGAGGAGAAGTCTCCGACGCTGCGTGCCGAAACCGTTCCCGCCGTATTCGAGTCACACGGCTCGGATGCGCGGTACAACGGTCCTCTGGAAATCTGTCCGACCGTGCTTCGCCATTACGGCACGGGCGGGAATAATCAGCCGCTTGTATTGAAGGACGTACAGGCATACGGCATCTCCTCGTTCCAGTCCAATGCCATGAAATCAAGCAATCCGCACTCCGGGATATATGAAACCGAGACGGCGCGGACGATTGATCAGAGCGGTGGGAATCCCTCATGTTGTCAGGGCGGTGTTGCCGTTGTCTCCATCCAAGGCTCGATGATCGGGCGGCAGGAGAAGAACGGCCCGCAGGGAAGCGGTATCGCAGAGAATGTGAGTTTTACGCTCAACACTGCCGACCGTCATGCGGTCTATGCCATGACCACGGGCTGCCACTCTCATTTTGCAAAGGAGAAATGCCCGACGCTCATGGCACGGGATTATAAAGACCCGATGGTCGTGAATCAGCCCGTCTATGCCGTCCGCAGACTGACACCGACCGAGTGCGGACGCTTGCAGGGCTTTCCCGACGGATGGTGCGCGGGACTTGGGACGGATGAACCGAGCGAGGAAGAAATGTCATTCTGGCGTGAGGTCTTTGAGACGCACCGAAAGATCACGGGCGGCAAGAAGCCCAAGACCAATGCTCAGATTCGCAGATGGCTCAAGAATCCACATTCGGATGCAGCAGAGTACAAGATGTGGGGGAACGGTGTCGCACTTCCCTGTGTGTTCTACGTCCTTACAGGAATTGTACATTTCGGACGTTCGGTGTATACAACAGAATCCGCTTGCTAATTCTTCCCATACGAGTGATCGGACATGAAAACGGATTTCACAGTCAGGTATGAAACCGGTGACTCCTGTGCTACTCTGTAGTTGCGGGATAAGGCCGAACATACATTGATCCCTTGAGATCGTGAGTGATCGTGGTTGGATGTGCTTTGGAGCACAGTAACATGTCGCCCTCTTGTTCCTTTGAACAGAGGAATAGCACGCGTAATATGATTCGTTTCACCGAAGTACATCAATCCCGCAATATTCTCTAAGGAAGGTGGTACTATGCGCAATCTGTTGGAGGTGTGCTGCGGGATCGACGTTCATAAGGAAATTCTTGTGGCATGTATGCTCAAAGGCGGAATCGAGGAGGAGCCGGAGCCAATCATCAAGGAGTTCTCTACACTCCTTAGTGGATTGGACGAATTCAAAAGCTGGCTTATTGAGCATAAATGCCATGATGTGGCGATGGAGAGCACAGGGGTATATTGGTTTCCCATCTACAATGTGCTGGAATCCATTTTCTACGAAGACGGTCATATGAATATCATTGTGGCAAATCCACATCACATGAAAAATGTTCCCGGAAAGAAGACGGACATCAAGGATTCCCATTGGATCGCAACCCTTCTGCGTGCAGGATTATTGGCACCGAGCTATATTCCGCCCAAAGAAATCCGTGAGCTTCGCGACTGGACGAGGTACCGGGATGTCCTTATCAAGGAACTGGTAGGGCATAAGAATCGTATTGAAAAACACTTGCAACAATGCGGCTTCAAACTTTCCACCATTCTTTCGGATATTTTTGGCATGTCCGGCTATGAACTGATTCGAAAACTATGCGAAAAAGGAAAACTTACCGCATTGGAGGTAGAAGGCTGTCTGCATGGAACACTCAGAGCCAAATCCGGTGAGGTTCAGCAGGCTGTTGCCGGACGATTATCTGCACACGACAGGTTGTTCTTGACGAATCTGGTACAGGTAATGGAACATTGTCGCAAGGAAATCGAGGAGGCAGAGTGCCACATTACTGTATATGCGCAACAGTATGAACCCACATTGCAATTGCTGGAAACAATACCGGCGCTTCAGCGGCGTGCAAGCACCATCATTGTGTCGGAATTGGGCATTGATTTCTCAATGTTTCCGACTGCCGGACATTTATGTAAATGGGCAGGTTTGTGCCCCGGCGACAATGAGAGTGCCAAGAAAAAGAAAACCATGCGCATCACCAAGGGGAATCCTCGGATTAAGAGCGTCATGGTTCAATGTGCATGGGCAGCAACGCGCTGCAAAAACTTCTTTCTTCGTGATTGGTTTTACCGATTGCGTGCCAGACGCGGAACAAAAAAAGCACTGATTGCTGTAGCACGAAAGCTGCTCGCTATGGTTTGGTATATTCTGACCACAGGGGAAAACTATGAAGAAACGCGATATGAGCAGACCAAGAAAAATCAAGAAGACAGACGAAAACAGCGGTTGAAAACCGAAGCTGCAAAACTTGGATTTAAGCTTGTTCCTGCCTGAATTTATCAGAAAGCACTATACTGTAAATGTCATAGTTTGACAAGAGCTGTGGCTTAGTTTTTCGTGCGCTTTTCCAAGGAGTCACTTGACTTTCGCCCCCGATAGAGCGTATATGGACATGCCACGAGCACGTGTGGTTTCGTAATATGAATGTAATGACCAAAGTACATGAAGGGGGTAATCACCATGAAGGTCAATTACAACATCCAAAAGGAAGAGCGCAAGGCGATGGTCGCGGCAGTCAGCAAGGCACTCGGCGAAAAGCCCGTCTACTGCGCCGCACCGAGCTTTTCCTACAAGGTCGGCGCATTTGAGATCACGAAGGACGGCAGCCTTTGCTTCGACGATGCCACCGACGAAGCGACGGTGGCGCGTGTGCGCACGACACTGCGCGAGGCGGGCTTCACGTCCGAGGATTGGGAGAACGAGGCTTCCTGCGGGGACACAGGGGAAGATGATCCGATCCTGACGGAATCGACGGTGGAAGAGCCTACCGCAGTTGATGCGGCAGAGGATAAGCTGACACCAACAGAAACGTCGGAAGAACCTGCTCGGAGCGAGGACGTAATGGCAGAACCAGACGAGGACAGCCTTTCCATCAGCCTCCCGCGCAGCCTCTTCACGGAGACGGCGCTGCAGAATCTGGACGCGCTCCTTCTGAGCAAGGGGCGGCTCATCCGGCACGCATTCGACATCCCAGAAGCCACCTACACGCTGACTGAGGATCGCATCACCTTCGCATGGCTGCACGGCACGATCACCGACGAGACGGCAAAGGCATACGCTGAGTTCATCAGCAAACTCTGCGAGATGGCACGGATGCAGAAGCGCGTCACGGCGAAGGAGAAGATTGTGGACAACGAAAAGTACGCCTTCCGCTGCTTCCTCCTGCGCCTCGGCATGATCGGCAATGCCTACAAAGAGTCGCGCAAGATTCTTCTGCAGAACCTCACGGGCAGCAGCGCCTTTAAGAGCGGACATCGGAAAGGAGATGAGTGCCATGCATTTTCCGAGTAAGGAACAGATCGCCGTGCTTCGAGAGCGGTATCCACGCGGGACGAAGGTGGAACTTCTCGCGATGGACGATCCCCAAGCCCCACCGACAGGAACGATGGGCGAGATTCTGCGCGTTGACGATGCGGGACAGCTTCTCGTCCGATGGGAGACAGGCTCGTCACTGAGTCTGATCCCCGGTGTGGACTCCTTCCGCATCGCAGAGAAAGGCGGCAGGTCATGAACGAGACGATTTTCACGCAGATCATGGACATCCGCGACTCAGGGCGGGTGAATATGTTCGACATTCCCTCCGTGCAGCGCATGGCATTTAAGATGGAATTCTACGAACTCATCTGTTTCATTGAGGAAGACCGTGCGGCGTATGTACGGTTTATCCTCACGGGCGAAGAGTAAGTTTTACGGCTTCTTGCACAGCCTTTCGGGGCTGTGTTTCTCTCGAAAAATAAGTGTGATTTATCGAAAATAAGACTTGCTATATTCTGCGTTTAGAGTGATATATACACATGACGAAGGGAACAACCTACACACAGAAAGCGAGGAACACAAAATGAAAAGCGCAGAAGCAAGATGGCCGAAGACCACCACGATGGAACATCTCGATGAGATGCGGTTCGGAACGAGCGGCGCGATCCTTCGCTACGGCGAGCAGATCCTTGTCGTCGGGATGGAATGCTGGGGCTTCCACGCAGCCATCTACGAGATGGTCGAAACGCCGGAGGAGACGGGCTTCGCGGACATTGAATGCCGCTTGAACCTTGTCGAAGCCGCCACCGAGCTTTTCGAGGACGGCGGGCACGCGATGGCTTGGTGCATGAAGCGCATCTAAGCCACGCCGAACAACAAAACAGCCCTTCGGGGCTGCTTCTCGTTACAGATATTTCGAGTCGCTGACAGCGGCTCTTTTTTGATGGGGGTGATTGCTTGCGGAAACTGACGGACTACAAGCCGACGAAGTTTATGGCAGAGAACGCACACTATGACAAAGCCGCTGCGGATTATGCCGTGGGCTTCATCGAGTGCCTGTGCCATACGAAGGGGACGTGGGCAGGAAAGCCCTTTGAACTCATCGACTGGCAGGAACGCATTATCCGAGACATTTTCGGAATTTTGAAGCCGAATGGGTATCGCCAGTTCAACACGGCATACGTTGAAATTCCCAAGAAACAGGGAAAACAGCTTGCTCTTGATACGAAAATCCCCACACCAGAGGGATTTACCACAATGGGCGACATTTGTGTCGGAGATATCGTTTTTGATGAAAACGGACAGCTCTGCCGTGTTGTCGCCAAGAGCGATGTGGATGATACGGAGCAAGCCTATCGGCTGACCTTTCGTGACGGTTCGTCCATCGTGGCAGGGGAACGGCATCTCTGGAATGTGGAGTATATCATCGGCGAGCCGCGCTCCGTCCTTTGGACAACGGGGGGCATCTATCGCCGAACAATGAAGTACCGACAGCGGTATGCAGATAACGAGAAAGAAGCCCGCCGCTCCATCATCCGAATCCCTGTGGCAAAGACGCTGCAGATCGAGGGAAGAAACCTGCCCGTCACTCGCGCCTGTTTTCATTATCTGACAGACATCGTGCCGCTCTCAGAGAGAGTCCCCATGCAGTGCATTCAAGTGGACAGCAGAAGCCATTGTTATCTGGTAGGGGAATCCTTCATTCCAACCCACAACAGTGAACTTGCCGCCGCCGTCGCACTCCTCCTCTGCTGCGGAGACGGTGAGGAGCGAGCCGAGGTGTATGGCTGTGCCGCCGACCGTCAACAGGCGAGCATCGTGTTCGAGGTCGCAGCCGACATGGTGCGGATGTGTCCCGCACTCAGCAAGCGGGTGAAGATCCTTGCCTCCCAGAAGCGGATGGTGTATTTGCCGACGAACAGTTTCTATCAGGTGCTTTCGGCAGAGGCATATTCAAAGCACGGCTTCAACATTCACGGTGTTGTATTCGACGAACTGCACACGCAGCCGAACCGCAAGCTCTTTGACGTTATGACGAAAGGCTCCGGTGATGCACGAATGCAGCCGCTCTATTTCCTCATCACGACAGCGGGAACGGATACGCAGTCCATCTGCTACGAGACGCACCAGAAAGCGAAGGACATTCTGGAAGGGCGAAAGTTCGACCCGACCTTCTATCCCGTGATCTACGGAGCGAAGGAGGATGAGGACTGGACAGACCCGGAGGTCTGGAAACGGTCGAATCCGTCCCTCGGTATTACGGTCGGCATCGACAAGGTACAGGCGGCGTGTGACTCTGCACGGCAGAACCCTGCCGAGGAGAACAGCTTCCGTCAACTGCGTCTGAATCAGTGGGTGAAGCAGTCCGTTCGGTGGATGCCAATGGACAAATGGGATGCGTGTGCCGCCCCTGTTGACGCTGAGTTCTTAAAGGGGCGTATCTGCTACGGTGGTCTCGACCTCTCGTCGACAACCGATGTTACGGCATTTGTGCTTGTGTTCCCTCCGATGGATGAAGATGAGCCATTTGCCTTGCTTCCGTACTTCTGGATTCCCGAGGAGAATATCGACCTGCGTGTGCGGCGAGATCACGTTCCGTATGACGTGTGGGAGAAGCAGGGCTTTCTTATGACTACGGAGGGGAATGTGGTTCACTACGGATTCATCGAGACGTTCATCGAGAAACTGGGTGAGAAGTACAACATCCGCGAGATTGCCTTTGACCGCTGGGGTGCGGTGCAGATGGTGCAGAATCTCGAAGGAATGGGCTTCACCGTTGTTCCATTCGGGCAGGGCTTCAAGGATATGAGTCCGCCGACGAAGGAGCTAATGAAGCTGACCTTGGAAAAGAAAATAGCGCACGGCGGGCATCCCGTCATGCGCTGGATGGCAGACAACATCTTCATTCGCACCGATCCTGCGGGGAACATCAAGGCGGACAAGGAGAAGTCCACCGAGAAGATTGACGGCGTGATTGCGCTGATTATGGCACTGGATCGTGCGATCCGCTGTGGGAATGATACGTCGGAATCGGTGTATGAAAATCGTGGGGTGTGGGTATTTTAGATAATTGAATTTGCACAAAGAACAGATGAGACTTGACAACGTAGAACATCATATCAAGTTATACACATTGTCTATTTGTTTTCAAATTCTTTTTTTATTTTTTTCATATCGGCATTTGCAACGGTGATCCACTGCTCGACAGCATCGGTGGGGATAGGTAATCTTACATTATCCCCTGATTGAGATGAAATTTCCAAATAAAGCTTATGAGCATTCTGCAACAAGTTTCCAAATTTGGGTAATTCTACTGCAAAATACTCGGCACCGTAGCTATACATATTCAGTTCGATAATCTTTTGGTTACCATCATTAGTTGTTAGAATGAATCGTGGCTTGTGGGTTTTGCTAATTAAAGCATCGAAATCCATACTCCAACTGCAAGTAAATGATGTTGAAATGTAGCTAGGCCCGAGTATATCAGCACTTCTAAGTTTTTGTACTAGCAAAGTAAAGCTGCCATATTGCTCATGCTCTTCGTATAGTTTGCTTGTGTATAAAAAGACTCCTTCCTGTGATTGAGTTGCTATTGCGGGTCCTTTTATCTTGACCCCTTCAACATATCGGATATTTTTCTGTTTAGATGAGTTTAAGTTTTGATCATCTATGGTATTCTCGTTTAGAGTGTTTTCTGTTGACGATGCAAGCCCAATATCTGCACCAGAGTTAAGTGCTGTACTTTCGGAATCTTCCTTTGTAGTAGTATCATCTCCTACGAAGACGGTTGTATTATCAGAAGGATTTTGGGCGGGTGATTTAGCAGAGAAAGCAGTTTGCCCAGCACTGACAGCTCTGTGTTCTGGGGGGGGATCTTGAACAACTGAAGCTTGCTTATGAGTGCGTTCTGTACGAACGATTGTTTCGGCAAATACATTCGAAGATAGGGTGCTTGCTATGAGTAATGAAAGCAATATGCGTTTCCTGTGTTTAAAAAGAATCATGGTTTCTACCTCACTATACATTTTTATTAATAATTCGTTAAATATGTGAGAAAATCCTTTTTTTCAAAAATTACTTACCCTTAGAAATCAGACTGATAGTCCCATACAACTTACATAAGATGAAATGCCCCACGCACATACTCAAGTAGAATGGTTTTATCTTGTTGTAAGACGAGAATCCATCACTCATGAATTAATCAGGGAAATGATTCCCCAATCAAAATTACTGGAGAACGAGAGATGGCGTCCACTTTCGAGATGAAGCCATACTTCCTTGATATAAGCAGGTAAATCGCACGGAAGATCAATCCCGCAAGACTCTGTAAAATCAACGTCTGCTGTATCGAAGGTCTGCTCGTGTACCGTAATTCCTGTTATTTTTTCGCCTATCAAATGGGAAAATGGTTCTTGAAGCTGACAGCAAGCCAAGTCTTCGACACGGCAGTAAAATTTTTCTGGGATGCTGTCTTTTGATATGCGGACAGAACTTGATTCATTGAACGTGATTTCAAATTTCCCGTGTGTGGTTATCAGAACGATTGGATTATCAAACTCAAATGTCCATGAGTTTTTCTGTATGGAAGGAGGACCAAACATACAAGGATACTCTACAACAGCGATTTCTTGTATCACGGAATCAAACATTCCAATCAGCTTAACATATTCCTTCAAATGGTTTGGCTGTTGGATTACAGGAGCTTGCCACTTATAGAGAGAAAATTCATCTTTTGGTAAAGAAACCTTATCCTCTATCCTTTGAATATTATTGTCCATAATGAACTTTTTTATTTGATCCATACAAGCACCTCTTGATTTTGAAATTTTCTAGGATGCATCGTTATTAATAGCATACAATTCCTAGAAGCAAATACGCTCTAATATAGAGGCTACTACTTTTTCTGTTTCCTAATTTTGGAGAGGAGAATAACCTACGAATCTGTTCAGCAAGCTTTCTCGTTCTCGGGACAAGCCCCTGAATCTTCACGATCCGCCTAATTCCGAGATGACGAGTTTCGTACTCCGCGAGACCGATAGTATACTTTCTATCAAGGCGGACAAGGGCAAGTCCACTGAGAAGATCGACGGCGTGATTAGCCTCACCATGGCTCTGGATCGTGCGATTCGGTGTGGGAACGATATGTCCGCATCCATCTATGACGAGCGAGGAATTTTGTTGCTGTGAGAAGAACTCTCGTTTATGTGGGAGAAACGCCTCAGAGAGGTGTAGAATACTGCTTAAAAAGACGGCATCTATCTATTTGGCAGAAAAGCCTCTGCTGGAACGGAGCAACCTTTTGGAATGATGATGAAATCATCATAGAACGTCGCAGCAGCAATCTTATGGAGAATCTGAAACTCACCGCGAATCACCGTAATGGTGCCGTCAAGGATTTTTACCAATGGGTCGATATAATTCCTTACCTCCTGTACGTTGTAGCATCCGGTATCAATGATATAGAATTCGTTGAAGCCTTTGTACAGCTGCCGCAAATAGGTTTTGGCCGCCTCTTTCCCCATCTTAGCTGTCAATTTTTCCAAGTCTATATCAGATTCTTTGGAAAAATTCATCCAACTTGCCGTGAAATAAATGCCATGAATATTTCTTTTTAGGGCATTCAGATCCTTGCCGGAGAGCAGAATATCGAGACAGTCCCGTGTGCGAGGCAAGATGATTTCCGCTGTTTTTGACTCAAGACCGGCTGTTCCGCCTCCGCACCGACTGACACAAAGAACGATACGATGCACATGGGAAAGATGATCGATCTTGTCTTGTAAATATCGGTGCAGTTCTTTGGGATCGTTATGCAGATGTCGAGGCAGGAAACAAACTGATGCCTTGGACGCGTTGCATTCCAGTGCTCTTTTTAATTCCTGCGCCAATGTGGGGCAGGCGAGAATAACGGTTTGGGGCATAGCAGCAATCTCCTCGACAATCTCAATGCGCTGACGATTTTCTGTATTGATGGATTTTACATGATTTTTATAGTCTGTCCAAGTTTTCATTGTACCGACTTCTCTTGGGCTGCATACAGGCATCCATTATAGACATCAAATTAAATTAAGATAATCTCGTCGTCCATCGACAACAGCATAAATGGTTATGATACTGTTTTCTTTGTCAACCTTGTAAAATACAAGTTGTTTTTCTACAATCAACACGCGATAGCCTCTCGTACGAAGTGCAGCGTAGCGGGGCAGAGAGCCGCTTTCAGGAAAGTCTGCCAAGCGATGGATCTCTCCCTCCAAGCGAGTTAAGAACTCTAGTGCTGCATCGACACTCCCTGTGAGCTCTGCGCGGTAGAGAACAATATCTCTCAGCTGGTCATTTGCTTTTGCTGTCCGTAAAATCTGATAGCGCACGGTTATTTCCTCGTAAGCAATTCTGCACGGAGCGCATCGAAACTCTCCTCTATTGGGGCAATTTGACCATTTCGAACATCTTCTTCCGCTTCACCGAGAATTTCAAGCAGCTCGATACGGGCTTTCATCTGCTGATACTGCTCATAGCCGAGAGACACCGTATCTCCACGTCCATTTACGGTGATAATTACTGCCTTTCGATCTTCACGGCATTGCCGAGAGATTTCGCTGTATCTGCTGCGTAGATCAGCCGAAGGGTGAATCGTTTCTGCTAATGATGGCATAAAAATCCTCCTATCTTTATAGTCATATTATACATAAATTTGTCTATTGTCAAGAAGACAAGTTTGAAGAAAATGTAAGGAGAATCCTATGAACCTATTCAGTAAACTCTTTCGTTCGCGGGACAAGCCCATGAATCATCTCGGCGGCTTGTCCTTTTTGTTTGGACAGACGGCGGCGGGCAAGGCGGTCAACGAACGGACGGCAATGCAGACGACGGCAGTCTATGCCTGTGTTCGTATTCTCGCGGAGTCCATCGCAGGGCTGCCCCTTCATGTTTACGCATACAAAGGGCAGGGCAAAGAGCGCGTGCCGGAGCATCCGCTGTACTTTCTGCTCCACGATGCACCGAATCCCGAGATGACCTCCTTTATATTTCGCGAAACCATGATGAGTCACCTTCTTCTGTGGGGAAATGCCTACGCACAAATTTTGCGGGATGGCGGGGGGCGTGTCCTTGGACTCTATCCGCTCCTTCCGGATAAGATGGAGGTGAGCCGCGACAGCCGCACGGGCGAACTCTACTACACCTACACGAGAACCACCGAGGAGAATCCGAATTTTGCGGACAAGGGGCAGATTCGTCTGCGACGTGAAGATGTCCTCCACATTCCGGGACTTGGATTTGACGGACTTGTGGGATATTCTCCCATTGCTATGGCAAAGAATGCCATCGGCATCGCTCTGGCAACGGAAGAATACGGCGCGGCATTCTTCAAGAACGGTGCCCGTCCGGGCGGGGTTCTGGAACATCCGGGTGTGCTCAAAGACCCGTCGAAACTGCGAGAGAGCTGGCACGCTGTCTACGGTGGTACGATGAACACGGGCAGGATTGCCGTCCTTGAGGAGGGCGTGAAGTATCAGCAGATTGCCATACCGCCCGAGGAGGCACAGTTTCTTGAAACGAGGAAGTTCCAGATTGACGAGATTGCACGGCTCTACCGTGTGCCGCCGCATATGGTCGGTGATCTGGAAAAGTCGAGTTTCTCGAATATCGAGCAGCAGTCCTTGGAGTTCGTTAAATACACCTTGAATCCGTGGGTAATGCGATGGGAGCAGTCTCTGCAGAAAGCACTTCTGACAGATAAGGAGCGGAAGGATTACTTCATCCGCTTCAACGTCGATGGGTTGTTGCGTGGGGACTACAAGAGCCGCATGGAGGGATATGCCATCGGGCGGCAGAACGGATGGCTTTCGGCAAACGACATCCGCAGTCTTGAGGACATGAATCCGATTGAATCTACCGAGGGCGGCGATCTGTACCTCATCAACGGGAATATGACAAAACTGAGGGACGCAGGGCTGTTCGCCGCTAGGCAGAAGGGAGTAAGTGATGAAACGTAAATTTTGGAACTGGGTACGGAACGAGGGAGAGAAGCGTATCTTGCTCCTCGACGGTGAAATCTCGGACGAAACGTGGTGGGGCGATGAAGTCACACCTGCAATCTTTCGCTCTGAACTGAATGCCGCAGAGGGAGATATTGACCTCTGGATCAACTCACCGGGCGGTGACTGCTATGCGGCGGCGCAGATTTACAATATGCTCATGGAATACCCCGGCGAGGTCACGGTCAAGATTGATGGGATTGCCGCTTCTGCTGCATCTGTTGTCGCAATGGCAGGAACGACCGTGGAGATGTCGCCCGTAGCCACCATTATGATCCATAACCCGATGACCGTTTCCATCGGAGACACGCACGAAATGGAACGGACAATTACCTTCCTCGGAGAGATCAAAGAGAGTATCATCAACGCTTATGAGATCAAGACGGGGCTGTCCCGTGCGAAGATCTCACGGCTGATGGATGCCGAGACGTGGATGAACGCAAAGAAGGCGGTGGAGCTTGGATTTGCAGATTCTGTTCTCTATGCGGACGTTCAGCGTCCTATGACGGATACGGCAGACGGACTGATCTTCTCTCGTGCCGCCGTCACGAACTCTCTGCTCTCGAAATTCGGGCAGGGAACACACAATGTCGATGCAGAGCCGTTTAAGAAGCGGCTCTTTTCTATTTCACACTAACGGAGGGACAAGAACATGGATAAGATCATGGCAATGCGCGAGAAGCGTGCAGAAATGTGGGAACAGGCAAAGCAGTTTCTGGACTCTCACGAAAAGGACGGGCATCTTACAGCCGAAGATGCCAAGGTATACGAGCAGATGGAGAATGAGGTACTTGCGCTCGGCAAGGACATTGAGCGCATGGAGCGTCAGGCGATTCTCGACGCGCAACTTGCAAAACCCGTGACGGCGGCAATTACCAACATTCCGGGGGCTGCGCTCAATGCAAAAAAGACGGGACGTGCAAGCGAGGCATACCGTGCGGCAATGCTCAAAGCACTTCGCACGAACTTCCGGCAGGTGGAGAACGTCCTGCAGGAAGGCGTGGATGCAAACGGCGGCTATCTCGTACCCGAGGAATACGATCAGCGTCTGATCGACGTTCTGAATGAGGAGAACGCCCTGCGCCCGCTTGCGACGGTAATTACAACGAGTGGGGAACATAAGATCAACATTGCCGCCACAAAACCCGCCGCATCGTGGATTGAGGAGGGGGCACAGCTCACCTTTGGGGAGGCGACCTTCGACCAAATCGTCCTCGACGCGCACAAACTCCACGTTGCAGTCAAAGTCACGGAGGAGCTTCTCTACGACAATGCATTCAAGCTTGAAACTATCTCATCGAGCAGTTCGGCAAGGCACTGGGCAACGCAGAGGAGGACGCATTCCTCAACGGCGACGGAACGCACAAGCCGAAGGGGCTTCTCATTTCGGCAAAGACATCCGTCACCACGGCGGCGGCAGACCTCAAGGCGGATGAACTCGTGACCCTCGTTTACAGCCTCAAGCGTCCCTACCGCAAGAATGCGGCATTCATCGTCAACGACCAGACGCTTGCAAGCATCCGCAAACTCAAGGATGCCAACGGCGCATATTTCTGGCAGCCGTCGTACCAGATGGGCGAACCCGACCGTCTGCTCGGCTACCCCGTTTGCTCCTCGGCGTATATGCCTGCTGTCGCGGCAGGCAAGACCGTCATCGCGTTTGGCGACTACTCCTACTACAACATCGGGGATCGCGGCACCCGTGCACTCCAGGAACTCAAGGAACTGTTTGCGGGCAACGGCATGGTCGGCTACGTCATGAAGGAGCGTGTGGACGGTAAGCTCGTACTCGAGGAAGCGGTGCAGACACTCAAGATGAAGGGCTGACAAATCGTCCACAAATCTGACGGGTTTCATTTTATCAGCGATTACATAAACTTGTGGCAAAGAAGGGAGGTGGTTCTATGCTTGTGCCGCTTGCAGCAGTCAAGCAGTACCTACGGATTGACGGCGATGAGGAGGACGATCTCCTCACGCACTTTACGGAAACGGCAGAACAAATCTGTACAGCGTTACTGCGCGTGAAGAAGCTGTCCAAGGTCGAAGATCAGGCGATTGTGCGCGTCGCGGTGCTTTACGCCGTGTCCTATCTCTATGAACATCGGGAGGAAGTCGACCACAGAGGGCTTGCACTGACTCTTCGCTCCTTGCTTTTCGGTGTGAGGAAGGAGGTCTTTTAGGTGAGAGTGTCCATGAGTGAACTGCGCCATCGGATTTCTATCCTGCGTCCCGTGACGGAGACGGATGATGAGGGAAATATTCTCTCATCGTCTGTACAGGAGATTGCAAAGGCATGGGCACTCGTTCTGCCCTTTGCGGCGAAAATCTCCGACGGCTATGCGGAGAAGGTGCAGGAGGTGGATTACCGCATCGTTGTTCGTTACCGTACAGATGTACAAGTGACGGATTGTATTCGTTGGGGCAATAAAACGCTCACGCCGATTGCGCCGCCGTATCCGCTCGGAGGAAAGAAACGGTGGCTTGTCATAGAATGCAGGGAGTTGGTGGAAGATGGCTAGATACCGAGGTTTCGTCTCTACCGAGAAGATTCTCTCGGAACTCGGCGCGGAGGCGACGGCTGCAGCAAAGGAAGCACTCGCACACGGCGCGGACGATGTGGTCGCAGAGGCAAAGAATCGCTGTCCCGTCTATACGGGAACAGATAAGCGCGTGGTCAAAGGTGCACTCCGTGACTCCATCCACAAGCGACTGCGCAGAAAGGACGGCTCTGTTTGGAGGATTGCTGCAGATGCAGAATCTCAGGACGGCGTATTCTACGGTACACTCGTCGAATTCAGCCCGCGCATCAACAAGCCGTTTCTCTATCCCGCGCTCGATGCCAAGAAGGACGGCATCCGCTCTGCCATCGTCGATGCCGTACGATCTGCGATTCGGAGGAGAGGGAAATGAGCACGGCACGGATGGTGTATCAGGCACTTGTGTGCTCAAAGGAGCTGACGCAGTTTCTTGCACACGGAAAGAAGGGCATCTATCACGGACGCAGCCCTGACGCGGGGACATATCCGATACTCGTTTATTCGGTGATCTCGGATGTTCCTGCACTCTCAGTCGATGGCATGGAGTTGGAGCGGCGTGTAACGGTGCGTATCCATATTTTGACGAAGGATGGACGCTTTCGAGAGATTCATCGCGGCGTGCAGAATGCGCTCCTGCCGCTCGGCTTTGTCCGTGTGCAGACGCAGGAGATTGTCGAGAAAGATATATT